GAAAAACATTGATAAATAGAGGATAATTTAAATTTGAAAAAATTTGTTTACTATACAACTACTATACAACTACTATACACAAATGGTCTAAAAATTGTATACAATTTGATATTCAAAATAACAAAATTATAGGATTATAGAATCTCATAATTTTATAATTTAAGAAATTTCTTGAAAAATTGAACTTTTACTATACACAACTGTACACATGTGTATAGTAAGTTGTATAGTAAAAAAAGTTACTGTACACTAACTTTAGTGTATTTTGTACACATTATTACAGTTTAGTGACGTTGACAAAATTCGATAAAAAGAGTATAATGGCGAAATTAAAAACGTGATCGGTTGAGATCACGTTATTTTTGTAGCTGGTGTGGAAGATTATTTTTTATACTTGTGAATGACCCCACACACCATTTCTATAATACTCTCTGTATTGTCGTAATAATCACCAAAATCAAAATCCATTTGTGCTATCTCGGTTTCTATCTTATCGAGAATAGGTTGTATAGGTGTTACGGGTGGTAGATTTTCTATCGTACCTAGTGCTATCAATTTATCATTTTTATCTCTAGTTGCTATACATGTTGCTCCTAGTTTGTACATAAATTCTCTACTCACGCAATCCTCACTAGAACAAGATTTTTGTTCTAGTGCTTCTAATAGATCAGCGACATCTCTACATAAATAAGATACAATAATATCTCCTGTTGGTGTTCTATCATATTCGTGTTCTTTTGCACATTGTCTTAATGCGTTTATGTATTTTTGATAATCCATAATTTCTTACTCCTCGCTTTCATCATCAGTCGATGCATCTATATCTTTCATGAATCTTTTCTTACAACGATTAATCTTATACTGCTCCATGCCGTTCAATTCAAGTTCATTGTAATTGAATAGTACACGTATCTGTTCAATCATGATCGATACATCCACCATTTCTTCCAGTAAATTGACTCTTGCTACATGACTGTCTGGGTATCTTAGAATTTTATTGGCGGCTTGTACAAGTTCGCCGCACTCTTCCATCAATAATCTTACCCTATCATTGGTACCATAATGAGTAACCATTGCCTTTATTTGTTCTTGTTTCATCATTTTTTATTCCTCCTTTTATAATCTGCACGAGCAACTTCCACCAGAGGACACTTCTTTGCTCGTCGTTCATCATCCATGCTCACGACTACTTCTGGATTAACATCACAGCTATACCATCCATCATTGTCTATGAACGGACAAAGAATACAACTCTTCGGCATTTCCATATCTATTCCTATCATTTAACCACTCCTTTATAATCCATCACCTTTATAATTCCCACAATTTCACCAACAGTAGTACAACCACCTATAACTGTTTCACCAGACTCTAAGTCCTTAATCATTCCATCTATTGTATTCATTACTCTATTTCTCCTCATTATACTCATATCCAAGTTCTTTCTCATATATCTTATATTTCTCGCAAGGAGATCCTTGCAGTGGACATTCACCACAACCATGTCTTGTCATGATGAAGTCGCATAATTTATCTATCAGATACTCCAATTCATCCATAATCATTATCTCCTTAAAAATCAAATATACTATATTTTTTGATCTTTTTCTTATACACATGTTTAATGATATGTATATTATCATCGTGATAATCATTTTTATATGATGCATTATATTTGAATGAGTAAGCTACTCTACCGTCTGATTTCCAACTATTCAAGTGTTGGGATGGTGATACGGTACCACTACGAGCAGTCTGTATCCAATTCATATTTCTAGATAACATATTTCGCATCTTTGGATGTGATGTACGTATGTATAACTTACAATCTTCTTTCACAACGAGATTGGCAAAATATGATAACAATGCACCACCAACACCTAGTCCTTGATATTCTGGCAACACAACCAATCTATGCACTCGCCACGCATTATCAACTGTTCCACTAGGAAAAGGCAATATAGCTATAAAACCAACAATTTCATTTTCATAAAAACAAGCGAAGCATTTACTAGCAATATTTATATCTCTACTCAAATAGTGATACTTTGCAAAAATATTCCAAACTCTTTTTTTGCTTGTGATATTGTAGATAGATAATTTAATGCTTTTCCTGGATTTTCTACGAGTATCGTATAAATATCCCTCATCAATATCTATAACATAATCAGGCATCAAATAATCTATAAAATCCTTATGGCATGATATGAACGTACATTTCTTATAGTTTTTCTTTCTTATGAATTTTTGAATAGACGTGCTACATGACTTGGCAACATTTCTATCAATTGTTGAAGTAAATTCATCAATGATACACGAATCATTTATTGATCTTGCTAGATCGACTCTAAATCCCTCTCCAACACTTAAAACATTTCGAGGTTTACACCAATTTGGAATAGAATTAAATCCAACTGCTGATAAGCGTTTTATGGCTTCATCAGTATCACATTCAAAATTGCTAATTATTGATTTATTATTATCCCATTTCAAATCATCAATAATCTTCGTATTGTATAGTTTTTCTAATTCTCTACCCATAACTGATTTACCACTACCGCTCGCACCAACAATAGCTAAGATATTGTAGTCAAGATCTTTTAAGATTCTTGGTAGTTCAAAAGGATAAAAAACATTTTGACCTTTAAATTCATAATCAAAGTTTTTAGATACTTCTTTTATGTAATCATCAACAATCACCTTAGATATTAATGGTTCTTTTTTTCTTCTTAATTTTTCAATAGGTACAATTTCATCTTGTGATGTTAAATTCATTTGCATTTGTTCCATACTTATTCATCCTCCTTTTTGTATCGTTTCTCGTATCTTTTAGCAGCCTTATAGTTTATGAATGCCAAAGCACCCATCAGCCCAGAAGTCAATATAGTTGCTATTGAAATAATCAGCATAACATCATTCATGTTTGTCACCTCTTTTATAAATTATATTTTTTGATTAATGTTTCTTTAGTTTCATTTTCATCAAAACATATATAGTCATTATATTCTTTTTCTTTGCATTCTTCTCTAATAGGGCAATCTTCACATACTATACCTCTAAGATTTAATGCAACCCATTCAGCAAGATCATATTTATTTAATTCCATAGCTAGTCCTCCAAATTATATTTTTTAATGAGTTCATCATGTGCTTTAGCTACATTGCTGCATAGCACATCATTATCGTGGCATTTGTCACACAATGGACAAGCCCCTTTAAAACATTCGTCTGAATGAAATATCAGCCATGCTACATCATTCAAAAGATCATATTTATTTTTTTTCATCCCAAGCACCCCACAAACACAACATACATCATAATAAATAGCAATGCCCCTAATGTTGGCATCACAACGTGATCTATAATTTTGATGACCCAAGGTTTCAAATGATATTTATTTTTCATGTCTCTTCTCCCAATCAATCATGCATTTGTAACTGCATACTTTTTTGTTGTTTTTGATCTTGTACACCCAGCCACACGTTGTGGACATGATACCAAACTCCTTGCCACAGACAGGGCACTTGTGTTTTCTATACGATACGGATCCATATCCTTTTTTCATTTGTTTTCACCTCCTTTTACCACTCAGCGTTATGCTAATAATTCTTTCATTCGTGTTACAAACTTGTTAGAATCAATTTCATTTTTGTAATACGATTCCAATAAATCCAACAATTCCCACTTTGTTCCTTTGCCTTGTCTATAAGCGAAATCATATGCTTGAATAAAACCACGCATTTCATGATAATGCTCTTTATAATCAATCATTCTATTTGATTTTTTCAATTCATCAGATGCGATAATTTTAACCTGCATCTGAAATACTAATTTTTTTCTTAATTCTTTCTTTGTCATTTTTTTATTCTTCCTCTAAATAATCTAAAATGCTCATTTGTTTTGTTTTTTTGTCTTTGAGTCTATACCCTAAACGTCTATATTCGTCATATACTGGCTTCCAAATAATTTCACATTGTTGTCTTTCTTTTGGAAAATATCGCTCTAATGTGTCCAAATCTTTTTGTAAAGTTGGATTGAACGGGCAACCTTTACACCCGGTTCTTGTAAAATTGTAAGGTGGATAATAAATATCACACAATCTAATATGATATTTGTTAATCAACCATTCTTCCCAATTCTTCGATACAACAGCAAGAGGATGAAAATGGAATTTATCTTTGGCATACTTTACAAAACACTGTGCCGATTCTCTTCTCCCACCCTCATCACGCATGATTCCAACAATGGCTATTGTCTTACCTGTCTTATTCATGTAGTCGTCCAATGGCTTCTCTTTGAGATTTAAGCAACACTTGTCACTTATTCGTGGACCTGTATAGCCATCATCAAATTGATACCTTAAAATCTTTGGGCATTTATTTGCTGAGAAATTATAAAGACCATCACGATATTTTATTGCTGACTTTGCATTATGATTGTTTTCCCAGATATTCCACATCTCGCTATGATGCTTGCTTTTAAAAGGGTAGCCCTCTTTTTCTAACATCTTTTTAATAGGAATCTTGGGCTTAATCATAATTATTCTGTCATCTTTTTTAGAAAGACTTTCTACAAATTCTTTAATAATATTAAGTTCAATTCCTGTATTTGCATAAACACGAGGGATTTTGTTGTTTGGCAAAGCCAAATCAACAAGATAACTGAGTACTGTAGAATCTTTTCCTCCACTGAATGAAATATAGCATTTATCTTCACCATATTTAGTGACTATTTTTCTAATAACATCCAATCTGTCTATTAAAATGAACTTATTGTCTAATGGTTCTGGGTTTGCTCTATTCATTTTTATTTACCTCCATTTTTCTTTTTTATAAGCAGTTTTTTGTCATGCTTAGGACTCTTTTTTTATAATTCATCTTTATCAACAAAATCACAACATAAATTATTTTTATACTTGTTTTCATTCATTAGATAAATGTCTTTATCAAAGGAATGTTTAACATAGATTCCTGTAAGTTTCATCATTTCTTGTGATAACTTATCAAAATCTTTATAACTACACCATTTAAACTTTTTAGCTCCCTTTTCTTTTAATAATTCCTTATCGATATATACTTTCATTTTTCTTACCTCTCTTCTTTCTATATACATAATATCAAAAATTTATAATAATGTCAACAACTTATGCACTAAAAATTCACGAAAAATGCACTTTTTAATCATTTTTTATGCAACCACAATAATCTATAATGATTATAGGAGGTAATGATTATGTTCAATCCATATAATAATTATATGAACAACTTCGCTCAACCAAATTACATGCAGCCACAACCTCAGCCACAACCACAACAAAACATAATTAAGGTTCATGGCTTTGAGGGAGCACAGGCGTTCAATATGGCTCCAAATTCAAATGCCCTTTTGCTCGACGAAAGCAATCCAATAATTTACATAAAGACAACCGATGGAGCTGGCTATCCGACCATCAAGGCGTTTACAATCACACCTTATCAGGAGAAGCCACAACCTGATTTTCAGTCTTTAGAAGCACGTATAACACGTTTAGAGGAGGTACTAAATAATGAATCCAATACTGCAAACTCTAGTCAATCAAAGTCCGCAAGTAAATCAAATAAAGCAAATGTTTAATTTGTTTAAGTCGGCTCAGAATCCACAGGCTTTGCTGAACAATATGGCAAGCCAAAATCCTCAGTTAAAACAGGTCATGGAAGTCATCAATCAGCATGGTGGCGATCCAAAAAAGGCATTTTATGACATCGCCAAAGAACGTGGAATTGATCCTGATGAAATACTAAATCAGTTAAAGTAGTGCACAACTTTAAATAAATTTTTATAAGGAGGTTATCACATGGATAACAACACAATGAGTCCTGCTGATATCGCTGCCATGACAAATGGTGGTTTCGGCGGAAACGAATTTTTATGGATCTTTGCCTTACTGATCTTATTTGGTGGAGGCAACTTCGGTTTTGGAAATGGTTCAAGTTTCCAGGATCAAATCGCAGCCGCACAGGCAGCCAACGGTGGTGTCGTAACTAACGGTCAAATGAATGATGCGTTTAACTTCGCCGCACTCGAAAGACAAAACAATGAAACCGTTGCAGCCGTTAATCAGGCTAAATATGACAATATCAACGTGATGAAAGACATTCAGTCGCAGCTACAAATGCAGTTGTCCGGTTTAGGTCAGATGGAGCAATCAATCGGCGATAAAGTTCAGGAATGTTGCTGCTCAATCAATCGCAATATTGACAGTGTAAATTACAATTCGGCATTGAATACCGCATCTATCAATGCCAACACAACTGCTCAGACTCAGAAGATCTTGGATGCCATCGCCGGCAATAGAATGGCTGACATGCAGAATCAGATCAATCAGTTACAGTTGAGCAACGCAATGAATGGTGTTCTCAAATTCCCAAATAGTTGGACGTACGGCGCTGGACCATTCCCGCCACTATTCCCGACATGTCCAAATAACATGTAATCAAAAAGGGCATGTAATACATGCCCTAATTTAAATTAAAGGAGATATACACATGATCAATATTTACTCAAAAAATATAACGGTTGGCGAAAGCGAATCGATCCCATTGAATAGCGTATCCTTATTGAAAGGTACGACCGTGATCAATTCCGGAGCATCATCACTTCAATTTAATCGTTGTGGCATCTATGCGCTGACTGCCGATGTTACCGCCACGGCTCTAGAAGATACCGGAGACATCGTGATTCAATTAATGGAAAACAACGTTCTTCAGCCACAGGCAGTTGCTAAAACAACACCGTCAGATACTACAGGCAAGCACTCTCTAAGTTTTACGACCTTAATTCAGGTACAGGAAAACAATACATGTTGCCCATGCAGTGCTCCACTCGTAGTCGAATTGATCAATGAGGGTATTCAGATCGATATTGACACTGCAGCGATCACGGTTACAAAGATTCAGTAATGGAGATGGTGAGAGATGAAAGTAATAAAGAAACTCAGTGGAATGATTGATGATGAAATCGCGGATGTGAAGAAGTACTCCAAGTGTGCTCTGATGTACATGGACGAGTACCCACAGCTGGCGTCTGATCTTCATGCAATATCGATCGATGAAGCCAAGCACATGGAGATTTTGCACAATGATGTTGCAAAAATCATAAAGGAATATAGAGAAAAAAATGGAGAACCACCAGCTTCAATGCTTGCAGTGTATGAATATTTACACGACAAGCACATCGATGATTTTAATGAAGCGAAAAGATATCAGGATGAATACAAATAAAAAAGCACCTAAGTGGTGCTTTTTGTGTAGCAAATGGCAATAATATGATCTAAAGAAAAACGAAACTAGTAGCTAATTGATTGTATATCGCATAAGAAAGGAGGTGCTCCTTTGCTACAATGATATTATATCATACTTCGGAGAAGATTTTAATGCTTTTTCCATTAATTCTTGCTCTTTTTACACATATATTCATGCGCTTGTTGATATTCTTGATGAACACCACTTTAGACATAGGATTCATGCCTGAGTCATTGCAGAACATCATATATCTTGCATAGACATCAGTAGTTGACTGATTTACAATCGAAGCACGATCATTGTCCTTTATAAATCCTAGAATTGGATTGTTTTCTTCCTCATATTCGTTCAGCTGTTCATTCACGGAATCGGACTCAGTGAATGCACTATTTTCCAAGACACGTCTTAAACCATTAACACCGAGTTTAATCAGATACTCTATGCTTGATTGTTCTTCCAGTTCATATTTGATGAAAGGTCTATAATCAGGATCCTGCTTAGTAAATTTTGCATTGAATGGAATAATGACAAGACGTCGTAATACTGCTCCGGACTTGTCACGCATTCTTGGAATGTCATTGGCTGCAAACAACAGTTTTACATAAGGATTGAAGTCAAAAGGATCCTGCCCTTTTCTCTCAGCTTTGATTCTATTCCCTGTAACAATCTTCTTGAATGTAGCAACCTGATTCCCTTGCATGAAATCATCACCGATATCATCACCGATATTCGCCAAGCGATTATACATCATTGCGGTTGAGAATCTATCACCCAATTCAGCAAGATCAAGAGCACTGATATTTTCTTCTCCAAGCAGAACTTTCAGCACATCAAGGAATGTGGATTTACCATTGGATTTGTCACCTGTAAGAATGAATGCCTTGCCTAGCTCATTGCGTCTATACATGCAGTAACCAATACATTCCTCCAACAACAGTCGAATCTGATGATCATCACATGCAAGACGATTCAAGGTGTGATCAGCAAGTTCATTGTATGCTTCTTTATTGTATTCCCATGGCAGCATATTTGTTATCACGATCTCTGGTGAAAAGTCCATCATGCGATCGGTTACAACATCATAGATGCCATTTGCAAATCCAATATATCTGGCATCGGAAGTAGTCTTTTCTTCGGCAATGAGTTCAAGATATGCCAGCACTTCTTTTCTTTGATTGTTCTTTAATTGTGGTATGATCTTGATCATTTCTGATTCGATTTTTTTGTATCCGCTGACATAGATGCCATCTTCATAGATATGCAACTGTCCATTGATTTTCACAACGTTCATGCGATCGCACATAAATTCAGCGAATTGATCATGCATAAATCTCTTCTTTTCATCAAAAAACGATGGCTTCTCAAAAGATTCGTCACGAAGTATCGTCTCCATTTCATACTGATCAAGTGGCTCATTGAATACATATTGATTGGTGTTGTTGAGCACACGTCTGATGACATCCTTAGTCAATTTAAGCTGATTTTGCAGTACAAGGATATACTTGAATAGTGTGGCATTGCGACCCTCACCATCTTCCATGTCATAGATTTTTATGTCGGTAAGTATCGGCATGAGTTCATCAGGCACATAGTCGTATCTTTCACCCTCAAATATATCATACTCGGGAGGGAATCTATCAACCTTGTCTACTCGAAGCGGTATATATGTACCACCACTGTGTATATCGGCAATCAATCCACACGCCAATTTCTTATCAACGCCATTTTTCTTGATCTTCTTGTTTCTCCAATATGAATGAACATGTCCGTTTATCGGATTTCTTAGAACGAGACACTTCCAGTCATTGGCATCTGCCATGTCAAGAAATCGCTCTGACATATCTTCACTGTCAAAACTGATGTCAATAAATCCGTCATTGAGCACTGCACCAAATGACTCAAACTGCGATGCATCCTCAAACGTTCTTACATTTTTTATGTTCTTGTGTTTTTCTATTGATCGTTTTCCTGAACCTTTAACGTAGGTTCTAAATACCATATTATTTCCTTGCCAGTCCATTATAAACCGAATCCTTTCTTTTTATCATGCAGTCGTACATTGGCGATATCAATGTAGTACTGCTTGTCGAGTTTTTTTGGAACTTTCTCTTTCGTCACATCGTCATTGTAGATAAAACAATGTTCCGATGTATTGGCGAACTTCTCGCCTTTATCTTTAGACTTCTTGAATTTTAGAAGTCGTCCATCTTTTAGATCTTTTGAAGCAAAAACTCGATAACACTTATAAGTATATTCTTTTATCGATGGAATATCAACATCACTGAATGTCTCATGACCAACATAATCATAATTTTTTGATAGCTTTACGATCTTCTGGAACTTGATCAAGTCGTTGCAATCATTGATCGTCTTATCTATCGGTGTACCATAAGTCATATAATTAACAAGCGCTTCATTGACGATTGGAAGATCATAATCGAGTGGACTAAGTTCCTTTACATAAGCGCCTTTTCGTTCAAGTCCTCCGTCAATATCAATCCACAAATAATTGTTGACGTCTTTCTGATAGATCTTATGAATACAGTCGAGTTCCAACAAGATCTCGCATCGATCAGTTGAGCATCGTCTCTCCCATTCATAGCATATATCATCCATCATGTTGAATGCTTCATCGGTGTCAGGAATCTTTACGATCAGACCATCCGTATTAGACTGAATCAATATGAATCCTGGTATGACTTCCAGATGCTCGATAAGATCCAAAAGCATCAGCTGACCATTTATGCACATGGTATTGTTCATGCGTGGATCGTATGCTGGATTGTTTGGATCTTTCATGGCACCTGATAATGCATTCAACAATTTTTTGTAAGGAAGTTGAGCCTTTTTCCATTTTTTTGCTTCTTCCTTTGTTTTGGCATTTCGCTGCTTTCTTTTCAATTCTTTTCGTGTCATATAGACTTTCTTGTAGTTGTCATTTGTGGCACCACGAGTTACACGACCATGTGCGATCAAATATGATGGATAGTAATTATTTACGTCAACATGATATAATGCGCCCTCGTAATAACATGGTTCAGCTGGTGCTCCATGAATACCCCCAAAACCAAAAGTATGTGGTATTCCTGCGACCATTCTTTTATATGATTGCTTATAGAATTTTCTTTTGTCATCAGGACGTGCTCCCCGCATTCCTTTGAACCAGTCAACCACATCACGGTATTTTTTTATCTGAATACATGACTCAAATGTAAAGTCAAATTCATCATCGAAGTCACGCTTTTGACACTCCAAAACCTTTGCGGTGATACGTGCTTCACTGTCACCAATACATCGGAAAGGCAGATCAAAAGCCTTTACAATTCCATACATTGCATTAAAAACGTCGATAGTTCTATTGAATACTTCAAATGTCTCTTCCACATCGTGCATACAGTACTTGATTGTCATGTCGATTTCTTCTTTTGTCAATTTTCTATCAAGATTGAAATCTACATTCGTCTCTCGAATGTCATGCCCCATGAATCCCTCCAACGTTTTCAAACTATTTATTCCAACCATGCAATCATAATTTACAATCGACATTCGTCTAAATTCATTAGAGAATGCCCATCCCTCTTTGCGTTTGACAATGATCCAGTCATTTATTTCTTTCGGATTCATATCAAGAAGTATGCCTTTTAATATGTATTGATCATAATGCTTGTTATTATATCCAACCCAAAGATCATTGTGATGATTATTGTAGAGTCTTACAAGCTGATCACGATTGTTCACAATCGAAAACTGTCTACGTGCATCAGTATCAATAACACATACAACCCAGTCGTGCTTGAACACCTCAAAATCGTAAAAAATCACATTACGTCCTCCTTATTTTAAAATAAGCCACCACTTTTTTGTGGTGGCTATATCATTTAAAGAATCTTGATTGGATTGAATGCATCCGAATCGTATTCGATATCGATCTCGTCATCACCTAAATCCTGATAAATATCCAATACATCCTCAGCAAAGTCACTGTAGGTTGTAAATTCAATCTCGCAGTCCTCTTTTTCAAATCCGAACGATAGCATCAGTTCTTTGAGCCATGTAAGTACTCCAGAGATTGCTGCACCATCATTCCAAGTACCAGTGTTGCGGTTTCCTGCAATTACTCGATTAAAGAATAGCCACTGCCCAACGTGTTTTTTTGAACCATCGGCATTCCCAGTGATCTTGAATGATGCACTTAGCATAAGTTTATCGCCTTTTTTGGTTGGCTTTACTTCAAGATTCTGCACTTTGACAGTGTATTCACCTTTTTTTACTTCTTCATACTCGTTTTCCTTTGCTTTTTCCATCTGAGTTTTTAACTCTTTAGAGTCAATATTGTTATCAAAATTGCTGAAATCTACCATTGTCTATATCCTCCTATTATTGATTTCTCGCTCTTCTGCGACGTCTCTTTGGTTTCTCTTCAAGTTTTGGTTCCGGTTCATATCCATCCAATGATCCACCCTCTTCTTCAACAGGTTTAGATTCCTCTTTTACTGTTTCTTCTTTCTTAGGTTCCTCTTTTACCGGTTCTTCTTTCTTGGCTTTTCTACCACGTCTTTTTGGCTTTTCAACTTCTTCAGTGTTTACTGTATAAAGCTCATCGGCTTTCTTAATATCATCATCAGACAAGGC